TTGCTTATGTATTAATTTACAAGGCTTTAGATGCAGATGGAGAAAAGTTATTTAACATTGCTGATAGAAGCGCTTTTCTAGATAGAGTTGATAGAAGCGTTTTAATAAGAGTTGCTTCCGAAATTATGGGTAACATAGACCAGGAAGAAATTAAAAAAAAGTAATTAAAGATAGGCAACTACAAATAAAATTTGTTTTAGCTGAAAAATTACACAAAACTCTAGCTGAAATAGAAGAAATGACTTTAGAGGAATTTCATGGGTGGATGGCTTATCTTGAGATACAGAATGAAGAAAGGGAAAAGCAACTAAGTGAACAAAAGAATAAAATTTAGGAAATTCAAAAATGGCTAGGTCAGATATACATATAAGAATGTTTGGTGATAACCGAACCTCTAAGATGTTTAATCAATTTAGAAAAGATACAAGGTCATCAAGCCATGCTATTAACAATCTTCGTAATCAAATAGTTGCAGCATTTTCTGTGCGAGAGCTTGTAAGAGCTGGTGACAGTTTTGTAAATATACAAAACAGGATGCAAGCACTTACAGGATCAACAGAACAAACAGCAAGTGCTATGGCAAACATCAAAAGAATTGCAAATGAATCTAGGTCAGATTTTGATGCAATTGGTACATTGTTTACAAGACTTACCATAGCCACACAAGATTTAGGCGTTGCACAGACAGACATAGCTAAAGCAACACAAACAGTTGCAAATACTTTTGTTATAGCTGGTGCAGAGAGTTCGGAAGCAGCTAACTCTGCAAGACAGTTAGCACAGGGTTTAGCTTCTGGTGCTTTGCGTGGAGATGAATTGCGTTCAGTGATGGAAAATAATGTCATATTGTCTAACTTGCTTGCAGATGGTCTTGGAATAACAACAGGTCAGCTTAAAGATTTTGGATCAGAAGGCAAACTAACAGCAGAAGCAATTTTACCAATTTTAATTAATGCTGTAGATGATACAACTAAAACTGTTGCAAATATGGATATGACTATAGGGCAATCACTTACATTGCTTAGAACTAATTTTACAACTTTGATTGGTGAGTTTGAGAGATCAACAGGAATTTTTGGTAAATCTGCAAATGCTTTAGGATTTGTTGCAGGAAACTTAGAACTTTTACTAATTCCAACTGTGGCTTTGGGCGTAACTGCAATACCAAAACTTATAACATCATTAAATGCTCTAAGAATTGCTTTGATTGCAAATCCTATTATGGCTTTTGCAACAGGTCTTACAGGTTTAGTTGCAGTGATAAGCACAGTTACAAAAGAAACTAGATCACTTGATGAACAAATAGATAGTCTTACAAATCAGATTGAAGATGCTCAAGATGGTATGATGGATATTGGTGGTGTTGAAATAGCTACACCAGAAGGTTTTATTGACACACTAATACAACAAAGAGAAGAATTAATAAAGCTTAGAGATGAAGGTCTAGATCCAACAAATGATTCTCTTTTAAATTTTGAAAGTAGTTTCAAAAGCATTAAAACAGATGTTGAGGAAAGCATAAAAGTTGTTAAAACTTTTGCAGAAACTATTGAGGGTAAACTAACCAATGCATTTACTGATTTTTTCGATTTTACTAGCAAGGGTTTTGGAGATTTTAAACAATTAGCAACATCTGTAATAAGAGCTATAATTGCTGAATTAATACAAATGTATATTGTTCAACAAGCAGTAGGCATGATAACAAGCGCAATTGATTTAGCATTTCAACCAAGAAAAGCATCAGGACAAACTGCTGCCAATTTTACATCATCACTCACTAATAATTTTGACCCTTTTAATGCAGAGGGCGGTGGTTATACAGGCATGGGTGTTAGAGCAGGTGGGATTGATGGACGTGGTGGTTTTCCAGCAATATTACATCCAAACGAAACAGTTATAGATCACACAAAAGGACAGAGCATGGGTGCTACTGTAAACTTTAACATTACTACTTTAGATGCGGCAGGCTTTGATGAATTGCTTGCTAGTAGAAAAAACATGATTGTAAGCATGATCAATCAAGCTTATAACTCAAGAGGTAAAATGGGAATAGCATAATGTCAGGTACTTTTCCAACAACAATAAAACCAAGCAGGTTTCAATTACAGGACAACAGACCAAATCTAATAAATCAATCAGTTTCAGGCAAGAGAGTAACTAGAAAATATGGTGCGCAATACTTTACTTTGGATGTAACTTTACCACCTTTATCAAAGGATAATGCAATGGATGTTTTTGCTTTTCTTAAAAAACAGCAAAACTCTTTTGATAAATTTGATTTTCAATATCCAATTACAAACAGAGGTGCTAACAGATCACAAACTGATATAGTTGTTAATGGATCGCATAGCGTTGGTGATAATACTATTGCATTATCAGGCTTTGATAATTCAACAACAGATGTTTTAAAAGCAGGTGATATTATCAAGTTTGCAAATCACGATAAAGTTTATATGCTAGAATCTGATTTAGATTCGGATGGAAGTGGTAATGGAACTGCAACAATATCACCAAGCATAATTGCTACACTTGCTAATAGTGAAGCTGTAACAGTAGATCAACCAAATTTAAAAGTATATCTAGATAGTGATGTACTGTATTCAACAAATACATCAGGTTTATTTTCAATCAGTTTTACCTTGCGTGAGTGCATTGAGTAATGTCAAGAAACTTAAGTTCATCTTTATTAACGCAACTAGCAAATCCAACTAATACCTTTTGCTTTTTACTTGAAATAAATACATCTACAGTTTTTCGGTTAACTGATAATCAGTTTGATGTAACTTATGATTCTAATACTTATACATCTTCTGGTGAAATAATATCTGTTAGTACAACACCAGAGACAGGAGAGCTTAAGGTAGAAGAAACAAACATAGAGCTATCTAATATTAATTCAACACTTATATCTGTATTTGATGATCAAAACTATATAGATAATACTGTAAATATTTATCTTGGCTTTTTTGATTCTAATAATGCTTTTATAGATGCCTTCACTTATTTTTCTGGCAATATTAAAAATGTAGAAGTTAATGAAAGCAAAACAGATTCTAAAATTACCTTAACTTGTTCAAATCATTGGTCAAACTGGAATCTAAAAAAAGGAAGACACTTTACCGATGAATCACAGCAATTAGCTTTTGCTAGCGATGTCGGTCTAGAATATGCACACGTTACAAAATCAGACATAAGATGGGGTAGCTAATGGGTATTTTTACATTTTTGCAAAACGCATTAATAGTTATTACTGCAATTGTTGGCGTTAAAAACTTTAGAACAGCAAAGAAACTACAAGATCAAGGACAAGATATATTAGCTACCAAAACAGGTCAGGGTGGGAAAATACCTATTATATATGGCAGAAGAAGAGTCGGCTCTACCCTTCTATACATGGACACTGACTCTGGTAATTCTAAAGAACTATTTATTATTTATGGATTATGCTTGGGTGAAGTAGAATCTATTGAGTTAGACACTATAGAAATTAATGGCGTGCCATTATCAGACACTAAGGTTTTTAGAGATGGTTACTATACAGGCTCAGACAAAATATCTAGTGGCGCAGGATCACTAAATACTGTAAGCCAGATAGGTACTTCCTCAGGTAGTTTTAGAGGTGATGGCAGATCTGGAGATGATCCTACAAAGATTTACAGAATGGTTTTTAATGCTCATCACGGAGCAGACGATCAAACTGTAGATCCTATGCTTAACGCATCACAATCATCAAAATTTACTTCTAATCACAGGCTTAGAGGTATTGCTTACATTGCTGCATCTTTTCAATATGACGAGAAAGGTATGTTTACTTCTGTACCTGAATTGACAGTAGTTGTAAAAGGTAAAAAACTTTATGATCCAAGACTTGATGGCTCTATATCTGGTGGCTCAGGCTCACACAGAATAGCTGATTCTACTACTTATGAGTGGTCAAATAATGCAGCTTTAACTCTTCTTGATTATATGCATCAAGATTATGGAAAAGGTTTAGCAGCTTCGTTAATAGATTTACAATCTTTCCAAACAGCAGCTAATACAGCAGATACAGTTGTTGATGTACCTGATTATAGTGGATCATATTCTTCTGCTACTTTTTCAGCAGACGTTGAAGATAATTTTATAACTGTTAATGAAGCAACCTGGAAAAAGATAAAAGGCGGTGAATTATTAAGTGTTAAAGATAGTGGTGGTACAATCATAATAAATCAAGATGATGTTGTAGATGTCCAAAGATTCAAACCACATACAGAATCTACTAATTACAGAATTTATACAGACACAACACCGCCTGCAAAAGTATCTAAAAGTGTAACTTTTTCTGCTACTAACGGTGATGCAACGCTTACTGTAACTTGCACATCACATGGAGCATCTGCAAACGACAGAGTGCTTTTTACTGGCGCAGTAAGTCTTGGTGGCAATATTACAGCAACAGTCTTAAATAAAGGCTATACGATTGCAACTGTGGTAGATGCAAATACTTTTACCGTTGAAGCGACAGACTTGAATTTAGACACTGTACTAGCTAGTAGTTCTGATACTGGTAATGGCGGTGGTAGCGCTGTTGGTAAATTTATGTATGCAGATGAGTCTGGCTCAATATTAGCGCAAACAAGAAGATTGCAGTGTGATGGTGTTTTAGACACTAATGAGACTGTTTTAGATAATGCTAGAGATTTATTATCTAACATGCGTGGTTTTTTAAATTATGTTGATGGTAAATATAGTGTTCTTGTCGAAGATACTGGCTCTTCATCTTTTAGCATTACTGATGATCACATTATAGATGAAGGCATTAGCATCCGCTATGAGGACAAAGCTGATAAGCTTAATAAAGTTGTAGTGCAATTTTATAATGCACAAAAAAAATATGAATCAGATACAAAAACTGTATTTCATAATAACAGCACTTCAACTTATAAAAATGATGATGGTGGTGAAGAGCTAGAAACTACAGCAGAGTTCCAGTATATAACCAATCCATATAATGCTTTCAATATGGGTAAAGCCATATTAGAAAGAAGTAGAAGACAAAAAACTATTAGCTTTATTGGTACGCCAAGATTATTAGATCTTACAGCAGGTGATGTCGTTAGTGTTACTTATAGTCCTTATAATCTGTCAAGCGCTGCATACAGAGTAGAAACAGTAAACTTATTAGACAATGGATTAGTAGGCATACAAGCTATAGAATATTTTGATTTTTATACTTGGTCAGCTACACCACCAGCAGAAACAGTAGGTGAAGATCCAGATACTCCAACAGGTACAGAGGTTAGTCCGCCAACTAATTTAACTTTTACCGATGCAACGTCTACAAGAAGAGCTTTTTTAACCTGGACTGCTGCAACAAACTACCCAGCAAAAGAATTTAGAGTAATTATTAAAAACTCTTCTGCACAAGAAATACACAACAGAATTGTAAGTGATGATTTTATTGATCTTGATTTTATAGCAGTTGCTAATGGCTATGTAGCTTCTATATCTTCTATCAATAGTGTTGGTGCTGAATCTGAAGCTGCATCACTAACATTTAATGTCACGCAAAAACCTGTCAAGCTTGGTGATATACAGGCAAACGCTATAACAGCAAATGAAATAAATGTAACCAATTTAGCAGCTATAGAATCAGACTTAGGTGATATTGATGCAGGAAGCATAGATATAGGATCAGGTGCTTTCACAGTTAGTTCTTCTGGTGTTATGACTGCAACAGGAGCAACAGTATCAGGTGCAATAACAGCTTCATCTTTAAATGTTACTGGTGCTACTGTTACAGGAACAATTGATGCCAGTAAGATTACACTTAATGGCGATCCTCTAACTGATATATTTGCTTTAGCAGGAAGCGGACAAGCAAAGACACTCTCTCTTGGTGGTGATACTAAAAATCTTCTTAAAGTTGATGGTATTCAACTTAAATACTTTGCTTTTGACCAAGTACAAAATCAAGGTACAGAAGTTTTGCAAATGGATTTAGATGATTTAGAACTATTTAATACAAGACTAGATCATAAAAAGACAACAATTAAAAGTGAAGGTTCTATTGTTTTATCTTCTATTTCTTCTCCATCCTCTACATCTAACAAGCTATATAATGTTGGTGGTAGCCTACATTTTAACGGAACAGCACTTGGCACAGGCACAGGTGATATTACAGCAGTTGTAGCAGGTACTAATCTTAATGGCGGTGGCTCTAGTGGAAGTGTTACTCTTAATTTAGATTCAACTATTACAGGCAACCATACATTCTCAAACAACCTTACAGTCGGTGGCGATCTTACAGTGCAAGGCACAACCACAACCATTGACACCACAAATTTAGAAGTCAAAGACAAAAACATAACCCTTAACTATTCAACAGGCGATTCTTCTGGTAATGCAGACGGAGCAGGTATAACTATTCAAGATGCAGTTAATAGCTCAACAGATGCAACTATTCTTTGGGATGCGACCAATGATGAGTTTGATTTTTCTCATAAAATAACTGCTCCTACACTAGCAGGAACTTTATCAACAGCAGCACAACCAAATATTACAAGTCTTGGAACGCTATCAACTCTTACAGTAGACGATATAACAATTAATGGCTCAACTATTTCTGATAGCGGTGATTTAACTTTTGATTTAGGTGGCAACCTGCTTGTAGATGTAGATGGTGGAATTGTTAGATATTATGATGCTGGAACTGAATGGGCACAACTTAAGTCATCTTCGCAAGATGTTCAGCTTATTAGTATTGTTCAAGACAAAGATATAATTTTTAGAGGCAATGATGGTGGGTCATATTTTAATGCCCTTACCCTTGATATGTCTAATGCAGGTAGAGCAACCTTCAATGAAAATGTTATTGTTGGTGGTAATTTAGAAGTTAATGGTGCAGATGTAACCATTACCTCAAATATAATTCATGCAGGAGATACAAATACATTTTTTGGATTCAATGATGCAGATACATTTAGGATTACAACAGGTGGTTCTGAGGCATTAAGAGTAGATTCCTCACAACGTGTGGGTATCGGAACTGCAAGTCCTTCAGGAACATTCCATGCAGTAGGAACTGGACATACATTTGATACAGCAGATGGTTCAGGACTTGCAATAAAAAGACCTGGCAATTCTGCACATTTGCATTTATTCCCAGCATTCTCATCAGTTCCAACAATACAAGGACAAGGTGCGGGTGGATTACATTTAGGATACGAAAGCAATACAGCAGGAATTAGAATTGATACAAATAATAATGTTGGTATAGGAACTACAAGTCCATCAGAAAAATTACACATTTCAGGGTCATCGCCATCAGGAGACATTTCAGCAAGAATAGTTAATACCGATACTTCAGCAGCACTTTCTTATGCTGGTATATCTCTAGTAGGTGGTGATAATGAAGCAAGTATAAGAAGCATACATGGTTCAGCAGGAGCAGGTGCTTTAGCATTTTTTAATGAAAATTCAGAAAGAATGCGTATTAATTCTTCAGGTAATATTGGTTTAGGAACTTCAACAATTAGACAAAGATTACATCAACACGTCTCAGATTCAGGTGCGAACTATCATGCTTTTACAAACTCAACAACAGGAACAGGAACAACAGATGGTTTAGTGGTTGGTATTAGTGGAGATGAAGATGCTTTAATTTGGAATCACGAAGACGAACACATGCTTTTTGCAACTAACAATACAGAAAGGATGCGTATTGATTCCCAAGGGCGATTAGGGGTCGGCACTATAGCTCCAGGCATGATTTTAGACGTAGATGGCTCAAGTGCTGCTAATGATATTGCAAGATTTAGTGGTGCAAACTCAGGTACGCTTATATTTAGAAATGCTACATCTAATGAATTTATTATGCATACATCTACTTCTGATGCTCTTGTATTTGGTACAAATGGTAATACAGAAAGGATGCGTATTGATAGTTCAGGTAATATTGGCGTTGGTTTAACAAATCCATCAGCATACGGTAAATTTGTTGTTCAAGGAACAGCTACGCAATTAGCTCTAAATGCATCATCTGGTAAAGCTAGAGTTGGTTTTTTTGAAAATGGTACTGGTCGTTTTTATATTGATACTTTTAATGGTTCAGATGGTTTAGCTTTTGTTGATGCTGATGGTTCAACAGAACGGATGCGTATTACTTCAGGTGGCTTAGTTGGTATAGGTATGACACCTAATAGTGGTTGTTTACTTAATGTAAACAGTCATATAAGAGCAGAAAATAGTGCATTTTTAGCAGGAAGAGAAAATGCTTCATTACCTGCTTTTGCTTTCCATGATGATACTGATACAGGTATGTTTAATGTAGCGTCTAATATATTAGCATTTTCTACAGCAGCAACAGAAAGGATGCGTATTGATAGTTCAGGCGACTTAACAATGAAGGGTGGAAGGATTATCCTAAGAGAATCTGATGATGGCAATGATGCAGCAAAACTAACAAGAGATGCAGATGAAGGTTACTTACAACTATTTTCTTCAGGTTCACAAACTGTTGAATTAAGAGGTAATGGTAATTCTTACTTTAATGGAGGAAATCTTGGTCTGGGAACTTCAAGTCCTTCTGCAAATTTAGATATAGAAGGTTCAGGTAGTCCAACTATAAAAGTTACTGATACGACCAACACAACGACTGCCCAAGTTTCAGCAAATAACACAAAAGCATTATATGGAAGTCTTACTAATCATGCTGTACAAATAGACCAAAATGGTGGAGCTGCTTTATTTATTGATACTTCTAAACGAGTTGGTATCGGAACTTCCTCACCAAGTTCTAAATTACATATAGAGGATGCATCAAGTCCTGTTGTTTTAGTCAGAGACACAACAAATAATTGTACTTTGCAAATGTATGCACAAAACAGTAATGCTCACATAGGAACATCGAGTAATCATTCACTTTTCTTTGATACTAACAACACACAAAGAGTTGAGCTAACTACAGCAGGGGTCTTGAATTGTGGGAATGATGTTGCAGCTTTTGGAACATTATCTGATATTACCCTTAAAGAAAATATTGAAGTAATACAAAATCCACTTGATAAAGTAAAACAAATAAGAGGTGTAAACTTTTCTTATAAAAAAGATGGAAGAAAATCTACAGGTCTGATTGCTCAAGAGCTTGAAAAGGTTTTACCTAATGCAATATTCACTACTCACGAAATTGGTGATGATAAAGAAATAAAAGCTATTAGATATGGAAATGTAGTTGGATTATTGGTGGAAGCCATTAAAGAACAACAACAACAAATAGATGAACTTAAAGCAAAGCTAGATGGCAGTTCCTAATTTTTTAAATGTAACTAATTTAAGCATAAATGACGTGCATACTTTTGTTGGTGGCTCTTCTGGCACTTCGGTTTCTTTAAATGATGCAGATATTAGAGCTATAACCAATACCCATCCAGAGTTTAATGGTGGTGGTCTAAATACTAGCTCTGGTACACAAATATCTATGGGACAATTAAGAGGTGCATCTGATATAGCAGTATCAGCAGGAAGCTATAGTAGTACAACACCTTTTACCCAATGGGGTGATGAGGATTGCACCACGTCTGCAACTGCTACACCTACTAGCTCATGTTCAGTAGTTGCAACTTTACAAACTGCAAATAACAGAGTAGAGCTTGTAAGCACCTCTGGTAATTCAGTCGATGGCTTTACTCAACAAACAACATATATTAATTACACTAACTGCGAAGGTAATAGTGTAGATTTCCAAATCAAATGCACTTCTAATGCAACCATTGTAGACAATGGCGCAGGCTCAAGCATTACAGGAACTTTTAACAGCTTTATTAGTATGACCAACGGATCTGCTGTCACTTTTGCTTGGGAAGCAGTAGCTAATTCAAGCAACCCTACAGCAAGAGTGCGTGCTACAAATCAAGTTGTATTCAATTTTAGAGTTAGATTTACCGTTGGTAGTGATAATCTATTTTTTCCAACATCAACAACCTCTGTTGATTCCTCTGGCAGATTGCTTGATTTACAAGCAAATCATGGTGGCGGTGGCGGTGGAGGTGCAGGTGGTGGCGGTGGTGGTGTATAATAATATTTTTTTAAAGGAGATATAAATGGCAATAAGTAATACCGTATCAGTCCAGAGGATTGAAGTTTACCCATTAGCAGATAGTTCTGCTGATGATACAGCAAATGCAAAACACCCAACATTAATGGTTGTATATAACAATACATTAACTGGTACAGGTGCAGATGCAGGTCTTGATGGTTCTGTGAGCACACAGGTAAAGAACTTTACTAAGTATGTTGCAGATGGTGGCTCTGCTACCGATATGACTGGTGAAGATGCGCTAGTGCAATCAATTGCAACAGCTGTGTGGAGTTAATATGGAAAAAGAAATTAATTTAGAGGGTGTTTATCAATTAGCATTGCAAGAAAATTCTGAACTGCGACACGCATTAAGAGTCTTGACTGTAGCGCATGCAGAGCTAGAAAAAAAACTAGCTGATAAAGATACAGGAAAGAAAAAAGCTAATTAAATAATGGAGTCTGCTGTAACAGTTATTCAAGAAGTTGGGTTTCCTATTGCAGCAGCACTTGGTCTTGGGTGGTTTATCTACAAACTCATAATGCGTATTGTTGATGGTATGGAGACAAAACTTGATACCGTTGATGAAAAAGTAGAAAGTCAGATTGCTGCAATAGAAGAAAGATTAGGCACAAAACTTGATTCACAACATAAAATACTAGTTTCTTTAATAGACAGAGTAAGAAGTCTTGATAATGAAATTATTAGACAAGATACCTTAATTAAGACTATATTAGGTGTACCGCAATTAATTGATAGCAATAAAATAGCTAAAGCAAATAGAAATGACCAAAGAAAAGATTAGATTACCATTACATTATAAAATTGTTATTGTTTGGGCAATTGTCATGTTTATAGGCATTGTTGCTACAAATGTAAGGGCAGACCAAATAACCTTTAAGTTTAAATCACCATCCTTTTCTGGTGTTAATACAAGCTCTCATTACTTGACGATTGAAAACCAGGAACACATGCGGAAAATGACAATTAAAGAAGAGATCAAAGCTTTACAAGATGAGCTTGAGAGAGATGCAGAAAATACAACTTTAGCTAGGTTTATTCGTAACCTTGAATCACGCATCTACGCACAAATATCCAGACAGATTGTGGAAAACATGTTTGGTGAAACACAATCAACAGAAGGAACTTTTGAGCTAGAAGGTAATATTATTTCTTACAAAATAGAAGATGGCATGATTATTTTAACTATATTTAATACAAATGATGGGACAACAACTGAAATATCTTTGCCTCTTGGCGATTTCTCTTTCTAGTTGCGCTGTCTTTGATGTTGTCAAAGATACTAGACCTGAAAGGTTTGAAAGCAAAGGACTAAATAAATATTCAATATTTGACTTACAATCAAAAGAGCTTGCATTTGTAGAAGCTCCGATTGTAAAGCCTGTCGTTGCTGTCTATCCTACGTCATTTACTGATCAGACTGGTCAACGCAAAAGTAATAGCGAGTTTGCATTGTTTTCATCCGCTATAACTCAAGCACCACATACAATACTTATAAGATCTCTTAAACACGCAGCTAATGGCAATTTTTTTCGTGTTGTAGAAAGAGTTGGTCTTGATAATCTAACTAAAGAAAGACAACTTATAAGAAGTACCAGAGAGCAGTTGAGTGATGAAAATGTACTATCTCCATTACTTTTTGCAGGTGTTTTACTAGAAGGTGCTGTAGTTAGCCTGGACAGTAACTTAGCTACAGGTGGTGTTGGAGCAAGATGGCTTGGACTAGGATCAAGCATGCAATATAGAGAAGATTCAATAACCGTCAGTCTGCGTATGGTATCTGTTGCTACAGGAGAGATACTAATAGAAGTGATGTCACAAAAAACTATCTATAGTTATGGACAATCGCAAGATGTTTTTAAATTTATAGAAATGGGAACAGAGCTTGTAGAAGTTGAAATTGGGTCTGCTTCTAATGAAAGCACTACATTAGCTCTAATGAAAGCAATAGAGGGCGCAGTTTTACAGCTTATAAAAATAGGGTACACTAGAGGGTACTGGAAATATGAATAAATTATTAAACATACTTTTATTTTTGTCGTTATCTGTTGTATCAGATAGTGAAATTTATGTAGATCAATCTGGTAATGCAGCAAATATAGATCTTGAGCAACTTGGCTCATCTAATTTAATTGGTGGTACTTCTGCTGTTTCAGGCACAATGACTGCTTTAGATTTAGATGGTGTGTCGATGACGCTTGACATAAATCAAATAGGTAGCTCTAACATCTTTAGATCAGATGCTATTGATGGTGATAACTTTACAGGATTCTTTGAGTTTGATGGTGACAGTAATATTATGGATATACTTATGAATAGCACAGGTCTTATATCTGCTGACTATATAAACCTTAATATTGATGTCACAGGTGGCAGCAATGAAATTGATTTAGCTATAGCAGAAAATGCAGATTCGTCTTATTTAGATTTAGATTGGATTATATTAGGTGATAGCAATAATCTTGATTTTGACATAGATTATGCAAACGCAATTAACTATGTAAATATAAATGGTAGCTCAAACGAGTTAGATTTTACTGCTAGTGGATATGGTGGTACAACATCTGCTGATTCTGGCTATTTTTATTTAGATTTAGATGGAAGCTCAAATGATATTGACATTACGCAATCATCTACGCTGGCAAGGGATTATCTTAAAATTATTAGCAATACTTCTAATTCCACTATTTGTGTCGTTCAAACCGATCAAGGCACAACAGGATGCTAGTATTGGTGACATCTCTGAACTAAGAGGTAACGCAAAAATAATAAGGGATCTACCCTTAGATGCTGTTGTAGATTTTGATATACAAAGCAATGATGAAGCCATTACATCAAATGGACGTATGGCTATTACCTTTCTTGATGATTCTATTGTAAAGCTTACAGAGCATAGTCAGTTGCTTATAAATGAGTACGTCTATAATCCAAATCCTGCAAAATCTAAAATGGCTCTTACCTTTGCTCTTGGCACAACTAGATTTATATCTGGTAATATAAACAAGCTTAACAAACAAAACATATCGCTAAAAACACCAACAGCAAATATTGCTATTAGAGGAACAGATTTTACAGCTACAGTAAATGAGCTTGGTGAGAGTCTTATTATTCTCCTACCAGATCAATATGGCTTGTCTAGTGGAGAAATAGAGGTAATTACAGCTACAGGAAGTGTCATACTTAATAAACCTTTCGAAGCTACTACGGTTTCTGTATTTGAAAACGCACCAAGCAAGCCTGTGATCTTAGACTTATCTTTAGATCTTATAGATAATATTCTTATAGTTTCGCCACCAGAGGAGAAGGCGTTAGAGCAAGAGGAGATTACAACACAAAATAAAAGTATTTTAGATTTTAATGATCTAGATATTGATTATTTAGAAGAAGATTTTTTAGACAATGAGGGTGATTTAGAATTTACCGAGTTAGACATTAATTATCTAGATGTTAATTTTTTAGAAGATTTGCTAGATATACTTGATGAATTAGAGATAAGAGAGGAGCAAGATCAGTTACAAGCTGATGTTAGTTCAGTTGCTTTGTCAGGGACTAAGTTTGGTCAAGATTTAGATACGCAAATAACAACATTTATCACTGGTGAAAAACTAACAATCCTGAGAAGCGTAAATAACACAGCAAGAGTAGATATAGACTCTGGCGATAGCTATACAGTTATAATCATACAAGATGGCGTATCAAGGACTATAAAAATAAACGGTGGCAGCAGTAGTGTTATAAGAATTAAACAAGAAAACTAAAATGAAAAAACTAATATTCTTAATTCTACCAATGCTTGCAATACCTTTAGTTTTTCAATGGACTTTTGTTGAGGTAATAAAGCTTAGAACTTTTGATGCTTTTGTAAAAGAATATGAAGAATCTGGTTTTTTTACAATTCTTAATATAACAGAGGAAGATGTAGCAAGAGAGGGTGGCTACCCACTACCAAGACAAAGGCTTGCAGAGATACATATAGAGTTATTGAAAAGAGGTGCTTTAGGTGTTGGATGGGTGCTAGCCTTTCCGCAAGCAGATAGGCTAGGCGGTGATGCAGCTTTTGCTGAAGCTCTTTGTTATGGTGGCTCTGTTTTAGGCATGTTTGAAGATGGCAGTGGCAATTACCCTCAAACGTCAGGCACAGTAATATTAGGCAACAACTCTATTGTTGGCATACAGTCTACAGGAGTTGTACAAAATATAGACACGCTTGCAGCTTGTTCTAATCAAGGAATAGCTGTAGCGCCTGTTGAAGTAGATAACCTGGTAAGACGAATACCGCTTTTACTACAAACACCAGATGGTTTTGTGTCTGCTTATGGCACAGAGGTTATGAAAGTATTAGCAGGCAACAGCACTTATATTATAAAGACAAGTAATTCAGGCATAGAAGAGATTACTGTGCAAGGATTAACTCCTGTAAAAACAGACAGTCTTGGACGTAAATGGATTTCTTGGGTTGATACCAAACAAACAACACTACAAGAAATGGATGTTGAGGGCAGATATGTTTTTGTCGGTTTTACTGCGGCAGGGGTAATGCCGCAAATAGCAGTCCCAAATAATTTACTTGAGCCACATAAAATACAAACTGCTCTTGCAGAATCAATCTTAATTCCTGACTCTCCAAGTGTCCCAGACTGGAGTTTTGGCTTAGAAATAGCCATATTTGCGTTTTTCGTGGCTCTGTCGTGGCTTGTGTTAACTTCTTTTGGGGTTACTTGGGGTTTAGGTATAGGCGCTTTTTTGATGCTTTCTGTAGCATCTGGTGGCTATGCAATGATTCAAAAAGGTCTACTGGTAGATGTTTCGTGGACTTTAATCTCACAATTTATAACCAGTGCAATTGCTTTTTACTTACGCTTTAGAGAACAGTACAAACTAAGGCAACAAATTAAAAAACAGTTTGAACATTACTTAGATCCTAGACAAGTAAAACAATTACAAGAAAGTCCTGGATTGCTAAAACTAGGCGGTGAGAGAAAATATTGCACCTTTTTATTTACTGATGTTCGTGGCTTTACTTCTTTGTCAGAAAGACTAGAGCCAGAAGAGGTTACAAAAATAATGAATCAAGCACTTACCATTCAAGCAAATGCAGTCAAAGAGTTTGGCGGTATGGTAGATAAATATATTGGTGATGCGATGATGGCTATATTTAATGCGCCTATAGATTTGCCTGGACATGAGAATAAAGCCATAGGAGCAGCATTGAAAATACAGGCAGATATGGAGCAAGCCGATCTAGGTATAGAGATAGGTATAGGCATAAACTCAGGAGCGGCAATAATAGGTAATATGGGAAGCGACACACGCTTTGATTATAGTGCAATAGGTGATGCTGTAAACACAGCAGCAAGGTTTGAAAGTGCAACTAAGGATGTAGGCGCAGATTTAGTAATTGGTCACAATACTAAAAAAAATAGCAAATATAGGTTAAAATCTCTAAAGCCTATTAAAGTTAAAGGCAAAAGTAATAAATTAAAGATATATACTTATGAAAGCAATACTTAAAAATATAGTTGGCGCAGTAGCACCGACACTTGGAACAGCGCTTGGTACTCCTATGGGTGGCATGGCAGCAAACCTCATAGCCAAGACTCTTGGTGTTTCTAATGATCAAAAATCAATTCAACAAGCATTACAAAATGCAACGCCAGAACAAATGCTAGAACTTAAAAAAGCGGAGCAAGAGTTTGAGACACAAATGAAAGAGTTAGACGTTGATATTTTTAAATTAGAAACGCAAGACAAACAACATGCAAGAAGCATGTTTAGTAAAGACTGGACAGCAAGAATCATTGGGTTATTCACTATAGGTGGGTTTTTAGGTTATATATTTTTAGTAACCTTACAACCACCAGAGCAAAATAGTGAAGCTTTAATTAACTTAGTTCTAGGATATTTAGGTGGATTAGCAAGTGCGATCATATCTTTTTATTTTGGAGCATCACATACTAAAGAGGATTAATATGAAATGGTTTGGTAATATGTTGGCAAAAATGGGTTTAGTAGAATCAGAGCAAGTCAGAACTAGGGACAAAAAGGGCAGGTATATAGCCGATGATCCTACTACTGCAAAAAACGAAGCGTATAAAACTGTCAAGAAAAGAAAAAAGAAAAAGTAATGTACGAATACAAATGCACGCTGCGGTCTGTAACCGATGGTGACACCATACGCCTAGAAACAATTGATCTTGGTTTTTCTGTCTTACTGTATAACAAGGTAGTAAGAATAGCTGGTATAGACACTCCAGAATCACGCATAAATACAAAAAGATACCCACACAGAGCAAAAGAAAAAGAACTTGGCTTATTAGCAAAAGCAAAGTTAAAAGAATGGCTTGTAGGTGAAATAACTATAAAGTCCTACGGTGTTGATAAATATGGCAGAATATTAGGCGATGTGTGTTGTGAAAAAGGCGATATTGGAGATTTGCTTAGAAAAGAAAATCTTGCAGTCGATTATGACGGTGGCACAAAAACTAAAGTCTGGGGAGAATAATATGCAAATTTCAGAGGAAGGCAAACAGTTAATTAAGAAGTTTGAAGGGTGTAGGCTTGAAGCTTACCGATGTAGCGCAAATAAATTAACGATAGCTTATGGTAGAACTACCAATGTCAAAGAGGGAGATACTTGCACGCAAGAGCAAGCAGAAGCCTGGCTAGAAGAAGAACTTATAGTATATGGTGCTTATGTCAATAGTGCTGTAACAGTACCGTTAGAACAAAATGAGTTTGATGCCTTAGTAGCCTGGACATACAACTTAGGATCTACAAACCTAAATAATTCTACGATGCTAAAGGTGCTAAATGAAAATCAAAAAGAAGATGTACCGCATCAAATGCGTAGATGGAACAAGGCTAACGGTAAGGTGTTAGAAGGTCTGGTACGCAGAAGAGAAGCAGAAGCTTTGCTGTTTGAAGGCAAAGAGTGGCACGAAGTCTAAAAAAATAATTACAAATATATATTGACATATTTATATATATGTATATATCATTAGTCATGTTTAAAAAAAGGAGTAGCTAAACATGGGAAAATTAATTAAAGAACAAATAGCAGTTTTAGCAGCAATGTTAGAGTTGCACCAATATAACGAAGGAACTTTGCTTGATCTTGCAAATTATGATTTGAAAATTCAGCATTGCGGTAGAAATATATATGGCGATTATCCAGCAGATGTTGCTGCTGTTTATAGTCAATATATTAATCTATCAAAAAGAAAGGTGGCGTAAATGGAAAATATATTTAACTATTGGATTATGCAAGAGCCAAAAGCAAATGCTCACAGGCAAGACTTTACAATGATTGCAAGATATAGCGATTATGATAAAGCCAAACTGAGAGTGTTGCGTGAACTGGCAAAAGGCAAGCGTAGCTATATGAAGTCTGTTGAGATTAAAGATGGTAGGTAAGCTTACAAGGGACGATATACCAACTGCATCTATATCACCTTACTTATTCAATGAGTATAAGTATGGCTCTAGGAATGAAGCGCTAAAACGCTGCATAGATGCTAAGCACGGTAAATCTACTAGGTTTGAGCAGACCAACATACAGAGAACAGGTGATGTGCTAGAGCCTGTTCTCATTACCGAAGCTTGCGAAAGGTTGGGTATGACAGATATACAAACCAATATTAGCGTAGTAGCTAAACACCCATATTTGTTATTTGAAGCATCATTAGATGGTATGGCGCATGCAGATAGCTTAATTATTAAAGAGGATGAAAGCAGAGGTATTTATTTACCAGAAGCAACAGAGGTGAAGCTGGATGGTCAAGGCGTAGTTGAGTGCAAGTGTACAAGAGACTACGCTGAAAACCCTCCAGCTTTGTGGCGTGGCGTGCTACAGATGCAAGCACAAATGGAATGTGCAGGTGTTGATTGGGGTTTATTAGTTGTGCTATATCAATCTACAGACTTACGCATGTTTGTTTACAAGAGAGATCCTAGTTTTGCTGTAAGGCTTAAAAGGGTAGTTGAGGATTGGAATAGGCGTGTGCAAGAAGAGGACTATTTCCCGTTTGAGATACTAGATGAAAGCAGAAATGATGGCGTGTTAGTGCATCCAGAAGCCACAGAAGAAGAGGTTATTGATCTAGATATGTTATGTGAGGATCATGCTAGACAGATTATGTTATCTGATGAAGCTATCAAAAACGCCAAAGAAAACAAGCAACGTGCTACAGCAGCTTTGATGGAAGCTATGGGTAATCACAGCAAGGCTAAAGCAGGTGATTTTGCTATCAATTGGGGTATGACACATTTTAAGGCAAAAGAAGAAAAGGTAGTACCAGCTAAAGAAGCCTATAGTGTAAGAAGAAAGACTTTAAGTATTAAGAAATATGAGGACTAAAACAACAGACTTTATGGATGATAAGACTATGGAAAAAGTAGGCAAGGAAGCTATCTGGGTTTACAAAGATGTACATAAAGAACTAAAGGTACTGTCCGCACAAACTGGTAAACCTATGGGACAGCTAGCAGAATATTTTCTAAAAGTCGGTATTAATTCTGTAAAACATGATATAACTAATATTGATTTTGATGTTAAAGGATTATAAATGGTAAACGCTAGAGCTAAAGGTGCAGCATTTGAGAGAGAATGTGCCAAGCAAATAAATGCGATGCTAGAAACAACACATGTAGAAGATAGAGTTAGTAGAAATCTCAACCAATACCAGGAAAAAAATCAACCAGATCTAAAGTTACGTTACCTTTACTTTGAGTGCAAAAATTATGCTAGAAGTAGCAATAATTGGTACAAAGATAAGTGGTGGCGACAAGTTTGTGAAGCAGCAGGAGATGAAAATGTACCTATTTTGATTTTTAAGTTTAACCACTTACCAATCAGGGTAGCTTTCCCCTTGAGTATGATTAACTCTAATATAAGCGATAGTGAGTTGCATCATCCTGTTGCCTTCACATCTTTTGAGCAGTTTTTAGAAATCCTTAAATATGAGGTTAGTTCATGGAAGAACTAATCTACTTTGATCCAGAGTTTGAGAAGTTTTGCTGGGACGAGTTTTGCAAAGCCAGGAGGAGCGCAGAGTATCTAGGGATGTCAACCATAGAAGATTTTAGTAGTTTTAAGGACACAAATGCTAGTGTCCTTAAGGCAGTTTTTGACAGTATTGCTACCAAAAAGGTAGTGCATTAAAGGAGATATATATATGGAAATACTACAAGAAAGCGATAATTCAATTTATCTTAAATTTATTAGCAGAGATAAGCAGTTTAAGCTTGCAGATGAAGAGTGTAAGTTTAAATTTATGCAGCTAGATCTTGATACCCTACAAACAGGTTGGGGTAGATATGAAAGCGGTTATGAGTTTGTCTGGGACAGCGTGGTTGGTGCTAGGACTGAAAGACCAGCAGGTGAAGGTTGGACAAGAGCCTTTAGTATCTGGGTGATGGTAGATGGCGTAGAAGATAGACCTTTGCTATGGCAGCGTAACAGCGTAAACGAGTACCAAACAATGTTAGAGATACTTAGAGGGTGTTATAACCAATGGAATGAGAAAAAACCTGCGCTACCATGTTTTGCATTTACAGGCACAGAAACTATCAAAGGCAAAATGAATGACTTTAATAGAGCTAACTTTGAGTTTGTCGATTGGAAGCCAAGAGCAGATTCGTTTGTTGTACCAACTTTTGAAGAAGAAAGTGATGATAATTACAAAAACCCTAACGCTGGACTTAGCGATAAGGTGGACGAGCAAATTGCTAAAAGCAATAATATTACAGAAGATGATCTGCCATTTTAGATCATGCAAGATAAGTGGGTTAATGTAGCTCCACAGATTGCTTTAGAGGTATTAGGAGAACCGAAAACTAAAACAGATAAAGAATGGCGGTGGGGATCAAAGGGAAGCTTTGTATTTAATAAAGAAGCAGGTACTTTTTTTGACTTTGAAAATGACGAAGGCGGAGGTGTAGCCTGGTTATTAGAGACAAAGAATGTAGATAAAGACATTTTGCAAAAGTTTGATCAAGGCTTTGCACCAAATGGCAGCAGCATAATTACCTCCACTGAAAAAGATGTTGCCATAGCTACTCCTAACATAGTGGGTGCAAAGCCGATCTCTAGAGATAAATTATTACAACTTTGGTCTGAAGCTGTTGTTAAGCTTAAATACAATGACAGCTTTTTAGTCTTACGCTTTGCAGAAGGGCATCCAATTAAGCAAAAGTACGCACCTTTCACTAAGGTTGGTGAGCAGTGGTATATGCGTAGACCAGAGGGCAAGTTGCCCATTTATAGCGAGTGCAACCACCCCAATAAGCCTGTGCTTATTAATGAAGGCGAGAAGGCGTGCTTGGGAGCAGGCAAGATATATGATGGGGATGTGGCTTGCTGGCACGGAGGAGCTAAGTCTTGGGAGAAATCAGATTGGACAAATGTCTACAACAGGGATGTTTACATCTTCCCAGATAACGATGATGTTGGTAGAGAAGCTGCATGGAGTCTAGGCAAGCATCTAAAGAAGAACGGATGTAATGTTAGGATAGCTTTACCACCAAAGGATTTTGCAGAAAAGGACGATCTTTGGGATGCAAGTGAAACAGGTTATTTTAAAAATAGTTTTGCGTTAGAGCAATACATAAAAGGTAATCAGATGTTACCACCAAAAAGCGACATTTACTTCCAACGCATCGATGAGGTAATGGCAGAAGTAAAAGAGCCTGACTGGTTGATAGAAGATATGTTTGAAAAAGAATCTGTTATGTCCATCTTTGGTGCTGCTAAATCAGGCAAGTCTTTTGTAGCTATCGCTATGGCTTGTGCTGTCTCTATGGGAGAAGAGTTTTATGGTAGTCCTAGCAAGCAGGCAACTACTCTGTATTTATGCGGTGAGGGCAAGAGAGGAGTCGGCAGAAGAATAAAGGCGTATGAGCAACACTTCGGTAAAGACTTATCAAAAGCACCTTTGCTGTTATCAAACAGAGGTGCAAGGATTACAGAGGATGAGGAGTTTGATAAGTTGTTGACAACTTGCAGAGAGATAGAAGAACAGTATGGCAGCATAGGTTTAATCATATTTGATACGTTTCAGCGTAATTTTTCTGGTAATGAGAACTCTAGTGAGGATGTAGGTTTATTTATACAGCGTTTAGATAAGTTAGTTGCAGAGTTTGGTGCTACTTGTTGCTTTGTACATCACACAGGACACGGAACTAATGCAAGAGCAAGAGGATCAAGTGTTATCCAGGCAAGTTTAGATTATGAGTTTAAGGTCAGCAGAGATGATATTGTTGATGAAATGTGGGTAGATTTTGAGCAAACTCTTAACAAAGATGGTATGGGAATGGCTAAGATGCAATACAAGTTTCACGAAGTAAATCTGTTAGGCTTTGATAATCTTACAAGCGGTGTGCTAATACCAGAACATAAGCCAATTGATATTAAAGAAAGCTCTGTCAATGAAGAGACAATTAGAGCATTAATTACTGTTGCTGAACAACAATGCCCTGATGATCCTGTAAGTGTTTGGCTCAATGCAGCAGATATAGAGAATATATTGAAGGTAAAACGTAAGACAGCACAAGGCAGATTGAAGCAATTAAAGGAAAAAGGCTTGGTACATTACAAAGAAAATTACGGTTATCAGGCTAAAAAATGGGATGAGGGAGTGTTTTAGTGGATATAAAAGTGGATAGATGTGGATATAAAGTGGATATAAATTGGCTAATTTCTATCCGAAATCACCTTGAAGTGGATATATCGGATATATATATACCTAGTATATATCCGTATATCCGCAAAGATCCGAGTTTTTGATATATATATGCAACGTATAACAAAAGAGCAAGTAATTGCAGAAGTAAAAGAAATTAGAAATTTTGAATCTGAGTTAAATAAAACATGGGGTGGTAAGGAGAGAATACTAAAATTAATACCAAGCGACCTTATGCTTAAGTTTGAAAGAGCAGAATATATGTTTAAAAAATCTATAAGATCTGATGATTATAAAAAAATTATAGAGATGTGTGATCTTATGTATAGAGCTTATAACGCAATCATTGCTGCTGCAGAACTAAATGGGTACGAAGAGCTTGATCCAGATGTGTTGTGTTTTAGATATAACAAAGACAAATATGCTCTTATAACCAATAATGATACAGACTTAGAACACGTTTACGATAAATACAAACATGAAGATAACTGTATAATTTTCAGTGTAGAGGAATTGTTTAGATGCATACCGCAGCATTTAGTCGATGCTAAAGAAGAATTAACACAAGCAAACTTCTCACCAACTTTTGAAAAGATAGATGTTAAAAGATAAAACTATTACAGTCTGGTTTAGTTGTGGTGCTGCAAGTGCAGTAGCAGCAAAGAAAACTATAGAGCTGTACGGTCAAGACAACACGATAAGAGTTGTCAATAACCCTATCAAAGAAGAGCATGAAGATAATAAAAGGTTTTTAAAGGATGTAGAGCAGTGGTTGGGTGTTGAGATAGAGTATGCTCTTAATCCTAAATTTCCTGATGCATCATGTGAAACTGTATGGCAAGAAAGAAAGTTTATGTCTGGTGTATTTGGCGCACCATGCACATTACATTTAAAAAGAAATGCTAGAGAAGTTTGGGAAATTAAAAATCCTACAGATTATATTGTTTTAGGTTTTACTGCTGACGAGGAGAAAAGAGCAAACAGGTTTAGAAAGACAAATAAACAACCACTATTAACACCATTGATTGATCATGGTATTACTAAACAAGGATGTTTTGATACCCTAATGTTTGAGGGTATAAAATTACCAGAGATATATTCTTTGGGTTATCCAAATGCCAATTGTATTGGATGTGTCAAAGCATCATCACCTACTTATTGGAATCTTGTAAGGGAAACATTTCCTGATGTATTTGAAAAAAGAAGTGAAACTTCAAAAGACATTGGAGCAAAGCTTGTCATACATAAAGGACAGAGAATATTTTTACATGAACTGCCAGCAGATGCTAAAGGTAGAGATCTAAAAAGCTATGATTTTGAGTGTGGTATTTTTTGTATTAAAGAAGATGAGTAAGGGAAGTAAGCGCAGACCAGAGGATAAGAAAAAAATTGATGAAAATTGGGATAAAATATTTGTAAATGAAAAGAATAAAAAAAAGATTAGCTCAATACAAACAGACGATAGTTAACATTATTGATGAAAAAATTGAAAAGTCACTACAAAAGAAAGCAAACAAACTACATGGGAGACAAGACTAATGGGTATATATGATTCGGTACAAAATCCAAAACATTATTGCGAAGATAAAATAGAATCTTTAGACTATATTAAGCAGCAACTAGGTAAGCAGGGTTATATGGCTTATTGTGTTGGCAATATGCACAAATATTTGCATCGACACGAAAAGAAGGGTGAGAACATACAAGATCTTAGGAAGCTTATCTTTTATGCAAACGAAAAGATTAAGGAGCTTGAAAACCTATGAGTAAAGTTATAAGTATAGAAATATTAAAAGAAAAGATAGATAAGGGCATATCAAGTTATGATTGTGCTAGAACTTTTGGTGTAAGTCAGTCAACCGTTATTAGAAGAGCAAAACAATTTGGTTTACAGTTCAAAGGTAAGTCGACCTGGAGAAACTTATGAAGATAATTGTTAAGCATGATATAGATAAAGCTGTAAAAGCTATAAACAATTTTGATAAAAGACATTTACCAGAAGCTACAGCAAAATCAATTAACATTACTTTATTTGGCTTACGCAAAGAGATGATGAAGCAATTGCCAAAAAAACTTGACAGACCTACACCTGCAACATTAAAAGGTTTTCTTGTATCAAAAGCACATAAAAATAAATTAGGTGGCATTTTATTTATAAAAGAATTTGTAGAAAAATATCTTAAGTTTCAAATAACAGGTGGTGTTAGAACAAGCGATAGGCAAATACCAATACCATATACACCTAATGCAAGATTAAATAAGTATGGAAATATTGTTGGTAAAAGATCTGGATTAATCAAAAAGAAGAGTCAGTTCTTTGGAACTGTAAAAGGAATTACTGGTGTTTGGGAAAGAGTGAAGGTTAAGTCTACCAGTCAGTCAAAGTCTCCACTCAAACTTATTGTAGGCTTACATAAAACAGCAGATTATCAACCTAAATTTCCTTTCTATAAAATAGGTAGAGGTTACATAAGGTCTAAGTTTCAAAAGAATTTTGTAAGAGCATTTAATGAAGCTAAGAGAGGTATACGCTAGTGCGTAGGTTCTTCCTAGCAACGCAACGTGGGTTATTCGCGACA